AAAAAATGTTATAAGATATTTATCTTTCGGTATACTAAATTTATACCAAAAGCCCCTAGAACTTTGTCCAAAGGATAAATGTACAAAACACCAGTAATCAACATTTGCATCAGTCATTTTTTGTATTGTTATTTTATGTATAAAATCTTTGTCTAAGTAGCCGTATGCAGTTTTTGAAATACTCCCGTAATGATTAAAAATATCTTTACAGGATTCTCCTGCAAAATTTGTATATAAAACATTCCCTATGTCTTTATATTGTACAAAATTAAAAAATATTTTTTTTGCAAGCTGGAGTGTTCCATCAGACGTAACCCTAAGCATCTCCTCACCCTTATTATTTATCTTCAACCCGTTCGTTTTATCAAACCATGCTTCAAAGTCCTTATGGGTGGTATCGTCGCTATCAATGCGCAACTTTTGCACAATAAGATTTTCTACAAATGTCTTTTTTACGGCTAATTCAAGGACGTTGATATACTCTGCTTTAAGCTCCCCGTTTACAAACACGTTCTTTGACTTAAATTGTATCTGGTCTGCTTCAAGGCTGATTTGACTTGCCAGTAATGCGGCGCGGCGGGCATCTTCCCAGAGCGGTTTTACGGCATCTCCGGCATTCCCTTTAATACCGTAATAGTCGGTATCTTGTACCTTGGCGTATACGGCGTTGACTTTTTCAAGGGTACTGGCTTTAATCAGCTTTTGGCGGGTTGCATCGTCGATGATAACCGGCAAGTTGACGGTTAAAGCCATTTGACCGGCTGCCCCGCCGCCTTCAACGAGGGCATGGAGCGCGCCAGCTTGTACATCGAGTTTACCGAGCAGCTGATTTTTATCATCTCGAACTTGCGCTAAGATAGACTTTTTCGTTTGCAGGATGGTACTATTGAGCTGATTTTTATCATCTTCAACCCGCGCTAAGATAGTCTCTTTCGTGAGTTTAAGATAGGCGCGGAGCGCATCTTCCGTGTCCGATACCTTCAGTAATATTTCGTCTTTAGTAATGCTTAATCCGTCCTTGGCGTTGCGGGCGTCCTCATCCATCTTATCAATTAAATTTTCAAGAGAAGTTCCGTATCCGTTCAGTTGAAAGACATCGGAAAAACTATCGCCGCGGGCTATTACGTCAATCGCTGCTTGCGCGGCTTTTGCGGCCGCTTCGAGGGCGGCTTGTTTTACCGCCTGCTCGTTTACCTTTTTCAATTCGTCGCGGGTTACGTATCCTTTATCGAGAGTGTGCGGCTTCGGGTTGCCATCGGGAATATAGGTAATATTACTTTTATACTCCGGCAGATCTCCGTATTCGTAAAGGGCGGGGTTGTAGTCTTTTAAGGTTAAGCTATAACCGTGGTCTGCCGGTTCTATGTTTACGATTTTCATTGTGCGGGTAACCGCCTGAAAGCCGCCGTCTGCGTCGAGGATACCGAAACTTAATACATCGCCTGAATGCGGAATACTATCGGCAGACTGTCGCACTTTTGAAACGACTTTCAGCGTGTCGGTTTTTCCGACGCCTGCAACTTCAACGGCACAAATACCATGCCCTTTGTTATCGATGCAGTGAATAAGAACGCCGCACCGTTTCCCTTCTGGAAAATCGACATATCCGTCAAGGGTAATTGTTTTTAATAAGCCGCCCCGCCATGTAACCTCTTTAACGGTCGAATGAGAAAGACCGACGGGCAAGGCTCTATGTTGTACTTCAACGCGGCTAAAAAGCGGATAGTATGCGCCTTCTGCCCCAACCTTTACCACGACGGTACGGGGAGAAGCTGCTTCTTCTGCCATCTGTCGCCAGACGTATTTATATGCCATGTTATAATCGGTGATATACTTTAAGGCGGTAGTAGTGATGGTGTCGGTTTCGGGGTTGTACTCTTTGCCGTTTCGCATAAAGACGACACTATCGGCGTCGTATCCCGCATCTCGGTTTATGTAGGTAACCTTTTTACCGTCGGTTTTCCGTTTAAAGTCTTTGCTTGTCTGGATACTGATAATGTTTTCACTGTTAAGAAGCGCAACCGAATACGGGCGGCCGTTATCGATTGCCGCTTCAATCTTGCCGGTAAATTCGTTATAGATTAAGGCAGCGTTTCCGTTTTGGCAGAGGGTATCGATCGTGTTTTTCTTTTTCTCACCGCGGGTGATAACGCCATCGGCATAAAAACCTTCTTTCTCGCAATACTCATACCATGCGCCGAAAGAAGCTAAATCAAGCTCATCATCGGCGTATTGACTCGGCTTATGGTGAGGGCTTGTAAGGATTTCAAGCGCCCATGAAGCGAGGTTCCGTGTCGGCACTTTTGAAGCGCTCCAACGCTTTGTCGTTTTATCCCAGACGCGAGCGACGCCGGATTGAATAACGGAAAAGCTATCGAGCATATCGGTGGTGTTCTCGTTTGCGATAACACGAATACCGATCCTTGTACACTTATCGCGCTTATCAGCTTCCAACACTTGAGCGGCGACTAATGCTGATGCGCTTGATTTTTTTGCATCGTAGCAGGTTGTCTGCACGGCCAAAAGAATAACATTTTCTTGACTGTTGCTCTTTGCTTTTGGCGTGGTACGCTTGAGCCGTATACTGATTTTCTTGCCGAAACTTTGGGAAGCGGTAAATGTTTGCGTTGCACAATAGCGCATCTGCTTTTTCGTATTATACTCGAATGTATTCGAGATGGTGCCATTCTGGATAAACCCTGAATCAAAAGCGTTCCATGTCGGCTCCGTATCTTCGGGGTTATTTGTCCATTCTGCGAGAAGGGTTACGCTTTGCGCTTTCCACGCATCATCTTCAAACTTGCGAAGACCGTCAAAAAGAACAATAACCTCAACCGCCATCGGGTGCGAGGCTAATTCCTGAACAACGCCCGCTTGCCATTCTTTTTCAATGCGTGCATTTTCTTCTGCGTCATCTCCTGCGTGTTCATGCGGTATCTGCTTATTTACCCCTACGCCGATAATCTTTTTATTAAAGGCATCGATGGTAAAATCTCCGGTCTGCCTAATTTCGATACGGTTGCGGCTATCGTAGTATGTTCCTGCATCAAAATTGAATACGCCGTTTTGCGGGGTTTCGGTATTCCACGTTTTAACGGCGGTGTTTTTCATTTGAAGCTTTTTAATAAGAATATCATTAAAGCCGCATTCTAGGACAAGGTTTAAATACTGATCTTCTCCGCGCGCACCTTCAACGCTGTAATATGATGGGCATAAAAGGTAGGGGGTAAATAACGATTCGCCGATGGTGTACGGGAAATACTGACCGGTTGCGGCTCTGTTTTGCGCGCCTTTAACAAAAGGGAGCTGCTCTATAGCGTTCTTTGCCTTTGCATTTTTCTGCGCTTTTTGCAATGCCTCAAGCTGCTTTCGTTGCTCGTACATCTTAACACCGACAACGACACCGGCCGCAATACCGGCGACGGCAAGAAGAACAGTTGTTGCAATGAGTATACTTGTTGCTGCTGCGGGGAGAATACGGATAAAGATAATGTCATCATCTTGTAATTGATAATCGCAGGGAATAGCCTTGCCTGCTTTCAAAATAAGCGCATGTTCCCAGTCGATAGAGGGCAGGGCATCTTTTAAAACGCCGCACGTTTCATACGTTGTTACGTCCTGCCCGATGCTATTATAAACGTGTATCAATGCCATAAATGCCCCTTACTTTAAAAGTTCCGATGCGATTAACCCGACAGCCGAGCCGCGTCATGTGAATAAATTCGGTTTCGTTCAAACAGACGCCGATGTGTAATTCCGTCCCCGCTTCCGTATGCGTTTCCATCTCTAAAAGCGCGCCCTCTTTCGGCGCGTCAATTTTATGTACGTTGAGCGTCGGCGCGTGAAGACGGCTTAAATGTACGCTGTGATCTTCATAGTATACGTCGTCCAACCGATACCCCGCGCGGCGGGCGACTTCGATACAAAGGCCGTAACAGTCATAGCCCCCTTTGTCCCGCCCGTGGTCTTTATATGGTGTGCCGATTAAATCGTTTACTTCTATCATACTACTATAGTCATTCTTTTACGCGTTTCCGCGATTATTGTCGGCGTCAAATATAAACGGCGGGAAATTCATTTCAAGTCTATCATCATTGGTAAACGAGATAACGACTTTTAAACCGTTGTCGGTGGTAACGGTGCCGTATTGATGATGGAAGTACCGAATCGGTGTTATATCCCCTGCGGCGTCGAGTACGCCGATAACGTCAACGGTGAAAAGCTCATCGCTTGCCTCTACCATGTCGAGGGCGCATGTTTTAACGCCGGTGATTTCAAGGGTTCCGTTCTGCAGGACGCCGCCGACTGTTTTAGGGCGGGTATATTTAAAAGCGCTTGCTTCATACGTTACCCCGTGATAGGTTACGTCCTCATTATTATTGATATAGTGCGCCGTCCCGACGTTCGGATGGTGGATTGTAATTAAATACGGCAGGGCATACGCGCCGCCGGAGGAAAGCGATTGAAAAAGTTCGGCCTTTGTCATACTTCTATCCATTCCATCGATATTGTTTTATACGCTTGCCCCTCAATCGTCGGCGGGCTATCCATCCGGTATACTGTTTGCACTGCCGATCCTTCGAGGTTCGGAGCGCTAAAGGGTTGGCCGTTACCGCCGAGGGTTTTGGTGTACCATTCGTCAAAAATTTGAGCCTGCGCTTTTGTTACGGAGCAGGATACGGCATACTTGCGCTTTACCACCGTATTTTTTTGCCATGCGACGACGCGCCCTGAATCATATTGCTGCTTTACAGCATTATCGACGTATCCGGTTTGAACGCCGTACAGTTTTGTAATGGGAAAAGGGAATGTAATCATTGAATATTTACCCCCGCGTTTCGCGCTTGCATACCGGCAAAGCCTCTATCATACGTGCCGTCTGTAAAACCTTTATTGATGTGCTTATCGATAATTTCTATAAACACTTCTCCGTTTTGCTCTTGTGCATACGCGCTGACACGGTTTGACTGTGTATTATTGACGGTGATAGGGAAAGAAGGTTTATATTGCTTCTCTCCGTTCAGCATTGCCCAAAGCCGCTTCTGCTGCGGAAAGTTTGTAATCATCTCGCCTGAATTAACATTCGCGTTGACGTTGTCTCCGTAATAGCTGGAGCCGCCGACAATACCGCCGTGTGCAAAATTCGGAGGGATTGGCTTACTTGCGACGATAGAAGCAATTTGTACTGCTCCGGCCGCTGCAACAATCGGAGCGGTGGCAAGCCCGATAGGGAAGCCGAGCGCAATGGTTTTACTTACCCCTTCGGCAATATTTGCGACGGCGGCAAGCATGGAAGCCGTCCACTGAAACATCTTAACCTTGTATTCTTCTTGCGCCGCTTTCTTTTTTATCTCTTTCATTTTCGCGGTGTACTCGGTTTCTGACATTTCGCCTTTTTCGTACTTTTCGTCGAGGGCGGCAAGTTCTAACTTTTGCTCATTCTGAACGGATTCAAGCATGAGCTTTGCGGCATCTTGCGCAACCTGTAGGGCTTGCTGCGTGTACTGATTGACTTGCTCCATAACGGCGCGGGCGCGCTCTATTTTTGCTTGCGCATACTTTTCGTCTATCTCTGCTTTCGCTTTTTCCTTTTCCTCTTCGCTTAAAACCTCGCTTTCGTCGATTGCTCGTTTAAGGTCTAAAAGCTGCTGTTGCCGCTCGCGGAATGCCTCTTCTTCGCTTTTGTGCATACCGGCGATTGTCTGTATCTTTTCTTTTTCAAGGTCAATCTCTTTTTCTTTTAAGTTTTCTAAAAGCTGCTCTTTCGTGTATATTGTCTCGTTTCCTTCTTGCGCTTTTGCAATATCCCCGTCGTCTAGGGCTTTTATTTTTTCCTGCAAGGTTTTATATTGCATAAGTTGCTGATCGAAACCTTCAAGCGGCGTTGGCGCTATTTTCATATCTTTGATGGTGTCTATTACCGCATTCGTTGCCTTAATCGCTGCCTGTAATTTTCCTTCCGCATCCGTTTGTGCATCAACGGCTTCTTTCGCCTTGTTTACCTGCTCAAGTCGCTTTTGTGCAACTGGGTATCCTTCTTTAATTGCCCCTTCTGTGTTCGTAAGTAAGTCGATATAAGATTTCAGATAGACATTGAAAAGGTCTTGAGCCTTGACGTTCTCACCCTTTGCCTTTGCTTCAAGCTCAAGGGCTTTAATATTTTTTTCTAATTGCGCATTGCTTGCCGCTGCGTAATCGTCGGCGGTCTTTTGTGCTTTCGCTTTATCTTCCGCTGCTTTTGCTGCGGCGTTTTCGGTCGCAATTCTATCTTTTTCGGCTTTTTCTTTTTGCGCCAACAATGCCGTTGATTTTTCTAAAAGTTCTTGTTCTTTTTCGCCCAACTTCCCCGCAAGCTCTATTTTTAACCGTAGCTGCTCGATTATTTTTTCAAGCTCTTCAACAGAAGAATCTTCGAGCTTTTTTGTAGGCGTTGCTTTTTTATACCATTTTTCAACCGCTTTATATGCCGCCGCTCCGCTGTCAAGCGCATCATTGGGATCGGGTTTGTACATATCCCGCTTCCGCTGTTTTTCTGCTTCCTTTACAGGGTCATAGTCCATCCGCTCAAGCATATTATGCAAAAAAGCATCGTTATCAGTATTGATAAAGTCAAGCCGTTTTTTAAGCCACTTCATCGCGGCGGTGCCTTTTTCATAAAACCCTTTCCAGAATCGATCCCATAAATCAACGGCCGGAGCGACAAGAGCGCCTATCATCTCTTTAAAATCGCCTTTTGCATTTTCTGCCTGTTCTTTTACATTAGCAAGTTCAGAGGCAAGGCCGTTATAGTGCTTAGCGATGAGCTTTACCGCATCTCCGTTTTTAAGCTCTTCGTCTGTGAGATTTTTTATGCCTTCAATCTGTCGTCCGAGGGCGCCTGCCTGCCCTGAAAAAGTTGCATTTAAGGTCTGTACGGCGCTTTGTATGTCGGTGCCGGTTCCTGCTGCATAGTCTGCGGCGGCTTTCATAATGTCGCGGATTTGGCTTTCCGTGCGGCCGGTTGCCGCTAATTGCGCCATCAGGTTGAGACTTACCTCGTCTCCGATTTCGCTTACCTGCTGTAATTCGCTTGCGAATGCTTTTAACCCTGCAACCGCCTGCCCGTCTAAATACGGGTTGTTCCGTGCGGCAATCGCTAAGGCGTTTTCGGCATCTTCTTGTACATGGAATGCGTCGGTACATTCCCGCATTACCTCGCCGATTTTCTTTGTTGCGGCGATTGCCCCGACGGCCGCGGCAACATACACACTACCGGCGGATGCGGCGTTACTAATTTTCGATGCAAGACCTGAGGCGGTGCCGGCGGCTTCCTGCATAGCGGTATCAAGTTTCTTAAAGTCGCCCGCCGTTTTTTTCGTCGTCTTTTCGGCTTCTTTTTCAATCTTATTTATTTCTTGATTGATTTTTTTGACGCCTTTTTCAACACCTTCAGTCCCCAATTCAGTTTTAATTTCTACGCTACCGTCTGCCATTATCTTTTTCCTTTTTTCTTTTTCTGCAATCCGTTTAATTTCGCTTCAAACTCGGCAAGGGCGGCATCTTCTTCATCATCCTTTACTTCAATTTCCCATGCGTCATGGAGCTGTTGCATTGCGCGGGTGTATTCGTCCTTTTTACCGCCCGTGTTTTCCCAGAGCCTAAAACCGATAACATCATTTAACTTGGTGTCCCGTAAGCCTGCTAACAGTGCGCTAAACTGGTGCCAATGGAGAGGTTCGGTACTTAAATTAATATGATACTGCTGCATAAAGGCGGCATAGATTAAATCGGCGTCAATGGTATAATCGAGTACCGGAGCGCCAGAATCCTCGCGCTTACTCTTCCGGGGCAAGGGATGCGGCGGGTTCATAAAAGCGACAAGTGCCTTTATGCCGGCTATTTTATCGGGGGGCAACTCTTGAATAAACATAAAATCGCAGTCGATCGGCTTTGTGCCTTTCTCGCTTAGCACCTGTCCCAATCGGATAAAATAGCGGAAATCGGTATGAATGCGGTAAAAAGCCCCCGAAACTTCTATCGCTTCGGGGAGCTTTGCTTTGGTTAAATCGATCACTAAACGCCCTTATGTTGCAGGGGTGAATGTATCGCCAGTCCACTCTCCCTTAATAAATTCAGCCTTGCCGCTCGCAAAGGAAAGAGCGCCGATAACGATTTTATTGAACGAAAGGTCAAAGTTCAGCGATTCGTCTACCGTATCCATCTGGCTGATTTTTACCAAGGCGTCAACCTTCCATGCCTTGTACACATCGTCGCCGCCGTTCTTTCCCTTTTCTTGGTAAAAAGCGACCATCACATCGCGGTGTGCATTTTCACCCGTCGGCAACTTAAAGAGCATACCGAAAAACTCTTCATAGTCATCGGAGTTTTTCAACATTGTGATACTCTGCGCAAGGCTCGGCTGATAGCCGGTGATCTCCTCTTCCGGTATTTCACTTGAAATATAATCGTAGGTTTTTACCTGCGGATTCATCGAAAGCGTGAACGTCTTTGATTTTTCAATACGCCGCCAATCGGGTGCGCTGTCGGTTCCTACGTTGACAAACGGGACTACTTTCGTTTTATGTACGAGTTTCTTTTTTTCCATAGTATGTATCTCCTTTTCTTTATGGATTATTCTTCCAGATAGCTACAGGCAATCGCCGCACTGTAGGTGGTAAAGTCTTTATCATCCTTGCCGATAAATTGCGGCAAGGTGAGCGCTTCGCATGTAATGTCTACATCTTCCCCTTCTATCTCCACTCCGTCTAAAGCGCTGGTAATGTTATACGCATACTCGCGGGCTTTCTCGGAGTCCTTACAGCGGATATAGTAGGTAAGGTTCCATTTTACGAGGCGGGAGCCATCGATATAGCGTTGCTGTGCTGCGGGGGCTGGATCGTGCCGGAGCGCTGCCCCGTCTTTGTCGGCGTAAGGAATAAGATCGTTATAGACGGTAAAAGGGAAAAGCCCTTTTTTTTCAACCCACTGATTAACTCGTTCAGCTATTTTTAAGCATTTCATTCACAAACCTCACCCATTTTGAATGCCATCGCGCCTTTGCCGCCTCGAACCATTTCGCGCATGCGTTCGGGTTGCGCTGCTTGCTGTGGTCGAATTTCTCCCCGTAATACTGCGCCCGTGCATACGGGGTTTGCCAGATTAAAAGCCCGCTTCCCATCGTTGTATTGATGATAGCCGACTTTTGCAGGACGCTCGTTTCAAGTGGGCAAAAATAATTACTGTCTTTAACAACAAGGTAATCAAGGTAGCCTTGCACACTTTCAATGCGTTGTACGACATTCGCTTTTATGATTTTGCCGTCTTGGGTAAGCCGCTTTACCTTAAATTCGATTGTCATACAAGCGACAGCTCCCAATGATGCACCAGCGAACCTCTGCCAGCGGTGTAGCATGGAGTTACCGCACGGACGGTGTATTGCTGTCCTTGCCAAAATACCGCGCTGTCGGTTTTCGGTATAAACCCGCGCGGGGCGCTGTTTACTCCGTCGATAAAAAGAAGTAATTTGTCGTCCTTTTCTTCACCAACAGTTCCGCGCCTTACGCTGTATGCCGGTACTATCCGCACGTGTTCGAGTAAGATGTTTTCTCCATACTCCGCGCCGCCGTCGCGGTTTAACCCGCTTATCTCTTTCACGGTGCAGGAATGGATTAAAAGGTGTCTGCCTATCATCGCCTTATCTCCTATCGAACTCCGCTAGTGATATGGCAAAAGAGCTTCAAGCATTCGTACTTTTTCGCTTCAAGGCTCTTTTTTGTGCCGCTCCACGAATAGCCGCCGATGCTTTCGCTCGTCGCTACGGTGTCGCTGCCCCCTTCCTGATACTCTATTTCAATCATCATACAGGTAGCCTTTACAATGCCGTCCGCCTCGCGCTCTACAATAAGCCCGTCATCATACAACCCTTTGACAAAGAGAACGTTTTTAAGGCGGTATGTGTTGAAATCCGCCTCGGTTGGAACAACCGCCCGTCCTAATGTGTGAGAGTAAAAATCGTATGTTACTTTGTCAAAGAGTGTCATTGATTGCTTATTCCTTTTTCCCGCCCTTTTTGCCGGTATCAGCTTTCGGTTCCGGCGGCGTCGTGCTGCTGGTATCAGCCGGCGGTTCAGGCGTTGCTGGTGTTCCGGTCTGTTCCGTTACCGGTTCTTTTTCCTGCTCCGCGCCCTCTTCGGGGATATATCCTACTGTGCGCATTTTTATCGCCTCCTTAATTTATAGAGTGTGAATAAGCGGACGGTTTGCCGCCCGCCTATTTTCCATTACGCTGCCGTATGCAGGTAGATACCGCTCTTCTTGTTTTCGTACACGTCGGCAATACCGTATGAACGGTAATTGAACGCCCAGCCGTCGGCAAGCTGATTTTCTTCCGGTCTGAAAATGCTTACAACGACATGCTTTGAAAACTGGATAAGGGCGCTTTTATGAATAATCATAAAGTTGGCGTCCTTCGCGCTTGCGTTCTTTTTGTACCCGCCTTTTTCCTCTCCGCTGCCCTTGCCGTTCAACTGGTCAATAGCAGTGTAGAACCGCGCTTGCGGAACTTTGATAATGCGGCTTTCAAACGTCGCTAAAAGCTCTCTTGACTTGGTGGTGTCAAGAGAGTGAATAGCGTTGAAATGCGCAGGGGTAAGGAAAAGGTAGCGCCCTTCCTCCGGCACTTCCGCATCATCGAGTGTACCGATCGCCGCGGTAATCGCTTGCATAACAGCTGCTCCATCAGCAAGAGCGGCGGCTTTCTTTGTTCCCGCCTTCAGTGCGTATTTAGCAAACCGGTACGCATCGAGTTCAGGGGTAACCTTGGTACGGATAAACTCGGCGGCAAGGCGGCCAAATGCAACCCCTGCCGTTTCCTCGTTATCCATTGCGTCAACGGTAAAACGCCGCCCACGGTCAAAGTCGCATTTGACCGTTTCGTTTTTCAGGTCAACACCGCCGGACACATACCCGTCATTACGGCTATAGTCGCCGAGTCCGTCCATATCCAGCTTCGGAATGACAAACTCTCCGGCGTTTGCCCCTTGCGTTATCAGCGCGGGGTTTGTTTCCAAAACAGCTGTTTTGGATGCGTATTTGTATACATCGTCAAGCTGATCGATGTACTTCTTAAAGGTTAAAATAGTATTTGCCATATTCTTTTCTTCTCCTTACTTGTTAGTCTTTTTCAGGCGGTAAGCCCATTACCGCCCGTGCTGCCGCCCGCTCATCGGCTGCGTGCGAGCCGCCTTTCATGCTGCCCTGCACCGGTGGTGCGGGAGCGGTATCGTCGGCAAGGATGTTTTTTTGATCCTTCGTAAGGGCGGCAAATAAATCATCAAGCGATTTACCCTTTGCCTCTTCACTGCCGAGCTGTTCGGTGAGCTTTGCGGCAAGAGCATCACGGGTAATATCGTTGACAAACTTTTTGTCGCTTAAAAAATCCTTTACTTGCGCGGTTCTCTCAAGGCTTGCGATTTTTACCGCCGCTTCCTTTTTTGCCTTCTCCGCTTCCGCTTTGTACTTTTCAACATCGGCCTTTATTTGCTCATGGTCTGCAAAGCCTTCAAGCGTTTTATTCGCTTTTTCAAGCTGCGCCTTAGTTTCATGGGCCTCTTCTTGAGCGGCGAGCGTCTTTTGTTTTTCGCGCTCTATGTCCTTGCCGTTCTCTGCCATAATCTGATCGATAACGGCGGATTCAAGTTTAAGCCCTTCCAAAAATTCTCGCTTCATACATCTCCTCTTTTGCATTCTTCACGTTACGCATTGTTTTACGGCGTTGCCCGCCGATTGTGAGTGCTGATCTTTTTTATTACGCGCCTGTCAGCTTCTGCGCATTACACCTTTATAGTCAGGTTGCCGGTGTGTTTTACGGTAAAAACGGAAAAAATCTTTTTAATTTTATGACTATAAAAACAATTGCCATAGAAAGAGCGGTTAAAAGTGTTATAGCGGTAAGTGAGAGCCGGTGTATTTTATCTTTTTGTTTATCTATCACTGTTTGCATCTCCGCTATCTGTTTTGCTGCCTCTTTTTCGTATGCGCTGTAAGATTGTCGCAAGCGCTTCAATGTCTCCCGTTCCGTCTGTAATTGACCGTTCAAGTTTCTCGCTGTCTGCTCTGCTTGCTGCAATCTCGCCGCTAAGCTGCTCGCTTTGCTCTCTTGCACCTTCAACCGCTCCGTTAAGGCGTTCGCTTGAGATTGCAGATTCTGTTTGCTTATCTGCAAGGTCTCCGAGATTTTCTCTAACTGCGTAAGCTCCGTTCCCGTTATCACGTATTCCAGCGCTTGTGCAGCAGCCGGAAAGAGAAAGAAGCAAAAGACTGACAATAAAAACAATCCATCTTTTTTCATTCATGTACCGCGCCCTATTCTTTCATAAGCTCAAAGTGCGGGTTATCCCAGCCCTTGCCCCATACTTGCCCGTAACCGCCTGCACACCAATCAAGCCCGCATTCTTCACCGATAACCCCGATTTCTTTCCACACCTGCTCCGGTGCATTCCACCAGACGCGCCCGTCTTTTACCGGCGCAATATCAATGGCATTCCCGCCGAAATGCCGAGACTGCGTAGTCTTCGTTACAATGCGTTTATTCTCCACTTCCGTTAAAAGGTACAGCCCCGCTTTTTTACGCAAGGCGTTCACCTCTTCAAGCGGTTTACGCCCTTGTGCATAATAGGCGGTCTGCGTATCAACCGTCCGGTCTGTTTCAAGTACGACAACCTCTATACCGCGCTTTTTCAGTTCGGCTAAAAAATCCCGTGTCCGCTTTGCCAGCTCCGGCTTAAGCCGGTCAATATCCCGTATGGTTCCCATCTTTAAACCTCCTAAAATGTCTACGCATCCAATTTCTGGAGCACTTCCAATAGATGCGCTTGCTGCTTCATTTTCTTTTCAATCTTCTCTTTGCAAAACTCGACACGGATAGTATCTCCCAGCTTTTCAAAAAGCGGCTGATACGACTCATACATCATCGCCTTACTTTTCACCTCGCGGAGATAGATAGCCGCCGCCCGCCGTGTAAACTCCTTCGCAATAGCGTATGTCTTGCTTTTCTCTATCGGTTCAGGCGAATTAACCGCACATTGTTCAGCGTTGTGTATTTCGCGCTGTAAGTGGCTATATAGTTCCTCGTTCAGTTGTTCGATATAGCCCGTAACCGTTTGCGCGGTTAAATCTTCAAACCCGTTTTTATACAGCCGTTTATTTAAAATTGCTTCCGCCCTGTACATGCAACAGGGAAGGCGACTGATGCCGCTTAACAGATAAGATATATCCGGCAATATATCTTCTGCCCGTTCCTTGCGCAAAAGTTCTATGCGCTCGCAGGCATCTTTCATCAGGTACATTAACCCAATGGTATCGATCTTTTGCGTCTTGCCGCCAACCGGTACTTCTACCGTCTGTCCAAAAAGGGAAAATTTCCCGCCCCGCCTTATCATCAGAATAAAGGCCAATATAATAACGCCGACAATAATCAGCTCACTATGCGGTAATGCTTCTATGGTCATGGATTATCCTTGTTTCTGTCCCGACTATTCCGCTTTTGGGTAACGTTTTTTTATTTCGGCTATCTTGGTAAGCCATTCGGATTTATCTAATTCACCGCGTAAGACTTGCATTCCAAGGGCATCAGCTTCTTGCCTATATGCTGTTTCCCGCTGCTTGTCGATAAGAGCGTTATACTCTTCCTTGCTGATAAGACCTGCATTGTACTTTTCTTTTGCAGTCTTTTTGACGATATAATCGCCCTCAATTTTTTCATCAGGTTTGAGCTGAATAAGACCGGCTGCAAGTTTTTCAGCCTCACTCATATCGACAAAATCCGTACCGGCTTCATTAAGCTTTTTACCTTCGGGCACCGGTACAAGCCCTTCTTCAACCAGCTGTACAAGCGGCTTTTTAGTTCCTGCCTGCAAGTTTGTATACATACGGATGTCATCGCCAATATTGGCTTGTATATTCTTTCCGTAAAAGTACGTAATCCCGTCTTTTTCCGTCTTCGGCTTTTTGCCGATGACGTGGTTTATAATAATATTATCTTTAATTTCTAAACGCTCTGCAAAGTCCATGTCTTCTACTCTCCTATTATTCATCCTTTACCAATGCCCAAACTATAAAAGTTAAGTTGCGTGAGCGATTTTCTTCGGCAATGGGATACCCTTCTATTTTAGAAAGATCCAATCCCACTTCATTGAGGTAGTTGGTTCTGCTTGAAAACCCCGCATCTACATATCCGTATCGTATGGGATAAAAGGCTCCGCTCGCAGAACTTGATACACTGTTTCCTTGTGTATCAAATCTTCCTGTTATATTTCTTATAGCATCTTGCTGCTCATCCGCTTGAAAGGCAAAAATTCCATTCTTAACCTGTTCTTTTGTAAGCTTCACCGAGCTAAAAGTCTTCGCATTGTCTCCCTTTGCTCTAAAGAAGTTGCCCCGGTAATTGACTTCGTACCAACTATAACCTTCAAAATGAAGGCTTGTATCTTCCAGCGGGCTTTTCATTCCCGGCCATTGGATATAGCCATTTTTTAGAATATTGATAATCATATTTCTTGTATCCGGTATTCCAAAAACTAATTCTGCATTTGCTTTTGTACCGGCGTTTCTTACCGTCGGCGCTGCTCCGCCATGCAAAACCTCAACCGCAACGCTTTTTATTAGCGCTGCCACTTGCCCTAGATTTACTGTTCCCATTTTTCATTTCTCCTAGAATGTATAAAGCAATTCTCCGTTTGCGTTCAATGTCAAATTCGGAGCCGTATCTCCGCTATACGAAAGCATTAAATCGCCCGTATTTCCATCAATGTAAAATCCGAATAAACCGGCGGTTTCAACAGTTACCACCGTTCCGGCCTTTCCGTTTTTTACTACTAGGCGCTGTTGCGTGTGGTTGGTGAGCGTTACTATGAAGACATTTTCTCCAGCGGATTCATCGCTGGATTTTGTCTGTTCAATGCTTTCAATAAAAACCCCAGTCGGGTATATTGGTGGTATGATGTTTCCGTATTGCATAGCCTACCCCGCAAAACAAACGTTGATTATCTTGTCAGCATCCAGGCAGGTAACCCGCACCCCTGTTACTGTGTTGGCAATGGTAATGTTTGTATTCTCTGTATATTCGGTATGCGTTTCGTCCGGCGGATCCCAGTAGCCGCCGGTTCCGTCTTGTCCAATATTCCAAGGGCCGCTATAAGTTGTTTCAATAGTAAAACGGGCATGTCCTTCAGGGATGTGAACCGAAACAGTAACCATCGAGACTCTATCAGGCGGTATCGAAAAAAGCCCTTGTCCTGCTGCAATATTTTCATCTACATTCCATTTGCTCGCTCCAATATTGCCCCGTGGAATTCCTTTTGTATATTTCATTTAAAGCGCCCCCTCATCATCGCTTTCAAGCGTTTCACTAGGCGGCGTATCGCCTTGCTCCATTGACTTACTCAACAGCAGCTTTTGAAAGAGCGATACCTTTTCGTCTTTTGCTAAATGCGCAATAAGCGCGGCATATAATTCATCTGTGATTATTCTCATACCCTTATAGTCAGGCTGAAATAGAAAAACCTGCAAAAAAATGCAGGTTTTTAAGAGAAAAGTTTTATTTTTTTTGTTATAAATATTTAAAATTGTTTTTGAGCTTTGCTATTTTGTCCGTCGACGGTGGTATACATAGCCGTGCTTTTTCATTGCCTCTTCCCATTCTTTTTCGTAGCGCTCTCTATCTTCCTGCGTTTCTTCTATCATATTTCCCATTGTTGAGATATGTCCGGTTGTTTTCCCCGTCCGTGTGTCGTATGTTTCAATATCACCATCTTTTGAATATCTTATGCCTATATGATTTTCTTTACTCATTCACTACCTCCTAATAAAATTAGTTTTGTACGGTTTAGTATAACCATGTAATCAGCACGGAACGGGCTTGGGACTGCACGTATTACGTCGTATCCCATAAGCGAGGCAAGAACGCCCTTATCACGATCCCGCCAGCCGTTACTGATGATTTTATCGTTTATTTCTCTTGTTGAATAGCCTTGAGCCTTTAGCTCTTGCGTGTATCGGTAAATAAATTCATTTACGACATTCGCTTCATCAATGATTCGTGCGCTTGGATCTATTGTCAATGTTTCGGTCATAGTGTAATGCTCGCCGCGCTGGATTGCACCAAGATTTTGATAATGTGTCATCTCATCAATCACACGGCGTAAGTCTTTACCTTTCGTATAATCCGCTGCTGCATACATTCCTTTCCCGTGGGCTCTGCCGCCTGTTCTACAATCGACATAAAAATCGCCGCTTCGCAACATGTTGATATACTCATCAAGTTTCTCTTTGCTCGGTGCGGTGTATGTCCGTTGCGCTATAAAGGTGTCATCTTTTACTGCCTTTAAAAATTCGGTTTTATTAAGTACGGTTGGCTTGCCGTCAAATCCTTGCGCTTTTAATACCTCGTTTATATCTTTGAGGTCTCGTTTAACAAATAGTTTTCCTGCTAAATCCTTTCCTTCTACTAGTTGTGCTCTTTGCAACGTCGTCATCGTTTGCGTGTGTTGCGCTTTTGTAACAAGGGTATCTAAACTGCTGCTTGCAACATAGAAGGTATCCGCTTTGGCGTTCATATCGGCTATCTTTTGTACAACCGTTTGATTGACCGGCTGCGATTGTGTAAATGCGTGCACTACTTGCGGCTTCAACGCTTTTGGCTGTTTTTCTCCGTTCGGCATTCCGATATACTCTCTCGCCCTGTCGCGCCTAATGCCGGTTTGCTCGGTAAAGTCTCGCGCCTTTGCCTGCCATTCGCCGATTTTACAGCGGGCGGCGGTGTTGTCAACTCCGGCGGCTTCCTTTACCGCGGCTTCTTTTTTGTAGTGCCGTATCGTCCGTTCAATGCGTCGTAATTGTTGCTCCCCTTCATAGCGGCTATAGCTTTTGCCGTTGTAGTCTACCGTCTCCTTACTCATTTCGTCTAAATCGTCTTGGCTGTAGTGCCGTTCCATTCCTTCAAAATACGGATAAAAGGAATGTCGGCAGTTGATACCGCAAATACCGTCCGCCTCTCCATAGCCGCATATACTAAACGGCGGGTATTTTTCGCTTTTGCCGCTTACGCTGTATACCTTGCCTTGCCACTCTTCATGCTCCGGTCTCGCTCCTATATGCGCGGTAACCTCTACTAAATCGCAGTCGAGCGCTTCGCAGTTATTCATTGTTTGCTGTGAAGCGGTTTGATTAACACCGGTAAGGATATTCATACGCACGGCGCTTTCAAGGCTGCGTCTTACGGGCTTGGCATTGTTCGTATAGGTTATCATCGTTGTAACGCCGCTTTTTGCTATCTCGTTTGCGGCCATCTTCATTGCCGTATCGTAATCGAATGCGCCGCTTGTTACCTGCATATACGCATTGTTTGCCTGTTTGAGAAAGGTTTTATTCGTTACCTCGGCACTGGTAAGGGTAAGACGTGATAAATCTTCATGCGTTTTTTTGATTGTCGCAAGCATCATTTGCGCGTTGTTATCGCTTATGGTGCGGCCGGTCGCTTCGGCAAAAATGCGATTGTCTGTGCGGGCATTTTTTATTAGGGCGTCGTTAAAGATTTCCTGTATCTCTTGAACAATACGCTTATCGTATTTATGCAATATCCGCGCAATATCCTGCCTTAATCCGCCCGCCTCTGTTAATACTTGCGCTTGCCATTTGGTTGCCTCGGTGATTTTACCTACCCGCGCAAGACGCCGCGCCATATCGCGGAGTATGTCGATTTCAAGTTGTGAATAAATTTCTATGAGGTCATCCGAAAGACCGGCAAGGTAGCGGGGGGAGAGCATGGGCTATTCCATATTGGTATTCATGTTCAAGACGTGCATAAAGTAGTCTAGCCGCTCGTTGCGCAGTTTCTGTATTCGTTTAAAGATTTCGGGGTAATTAGGACGTAGCGATATTATGAGTAAATCGAGAGCAAATAAAACTTCTGCCGCTTGTTTTTCAAGTCGTATTCCATTGCTACTCGTTGTACTTCCTGTAGGGGTTTCTCCATTGAAATTACGCAATTGCATCGCTGCAAAATATGATAGCTTTGAACAATTTTCTATAAGCTGCTGTACAACCTCCTCTCTTTTAAGTTTGAAAAAAATTCTTTCTAATTTTTTTACTTGTCGTGTGTTGTTTTCAAGATATGTAGCAACATCGCGGCATATATCTTTTGTTACAACTTCACCGGTACAAACATTCTCGCTTTCATGTTCCGTTGCGCATTGCCGCAAGGCTTGAATAGCAGCCTCAATATCATACTCTGTAATTTCCATTTTTATACCTCCTTCCCTTACGCTAAATCAAACGGACTGGATTGCACTGGCTCAATCGGGACATTCGCTTTAGCCGTCAATTCATCTTCTCCGAAAAAGTCCCGCCGGTACTCCCATTTGTCCCGTATTCCGGCGCTAATCTCCTGCATCTCTAACTGCTTTGCCTGCACCGCGTCTTTGCGTGTAGCGTCGTCGTTCCATGTAACAGTAATATGGCTATCGTTGCTGCCTAAGTCGTAAGCGGCTGCCATATACGCAAAGACATCGGCGCATTGCTGGTACTTTACTTCTATTTCGTCTTCTATGCGGTCAATGATTGCGTAGAGTTCCTGCCGGCCGCCTGAATACTGCGTTGCTGTCTGCTGAACGCTTTCCATATCGGAAATCGTCCCCTTGCCGATATTGCAGGTAAGCTCAATGCGGCGGAGTATCTGCTGAAACATTTCATTCTGTGAAGCAGTGCGGAGGTCGGGGGCGTGTTCGGTAATCTTCTTGCCGTCGGGGCTTCCGTCCCCGTCTATCATCGTAACAAGCCGGTTAAGGCTGCCGGTCATTTTCACACCAACCGTACCGCCATCCCGTATCACCCGCTTTTCAAACATATCGCGGTCGGCAAATACCCGCAACTCTCCGCCTTCCTGCTCCCAGTTCATCCGCTCATACTGTTCGTCTGCATCTCGTATCAGATTTTCAGCGCCTGCGATAATTGCAACCGGTACGTTTGAGCCGTCAATTTTATTGGTGCTGTGATTGCGAAACTCAATAATCATCGGCTGCTTAACGTGCTGCCATGTATAGGAAGGCGTTATGTCGGCGGTTTGCTGGCAATCGGTTAAATTGACCTTATGCATACTTCCGAGGTCATTACGGTATAAGGTGCATTCAACCGAATGAGCACCTTCTTTGTAGGTGTGCTGCTCTACCAATAAATACAGCTTCTTGCCGTCTACAATCTGCTTGAATATCAGCGCGCCGATAAGGGTGCCGTCAAAATCGTAGCTTGTCGGTAAGTAGTTCCCTAATGGCAGTGCTTCATATTGGAGTTTACCCGCGCTGTAAATCGGCCGGATAAGAGCGCTGCCTAAAAGCGTCATATACTCAACGATTTTATCGATGTTTGCGTCTAAATGCTCCAATACCGGCTTAATGGCATCGCTTCGCACTTCTATGGCAATTTCACGCAATACCATCATTGCAAGCCGTCCCGCTATCTGGTCAAGCACACCGCACGGCGGGGCTTTCTCGTTCCATGGAGCCTGTCCCGCTGCCATGTCAGCCCAGAGCCTGATACGCTCATACATCACGCTTGAAATATGCGTATCGATACCGGTTACTTCTTTGATGGTGTAACTCTTAAAGAGGTTCAGTATGTTCATAAAAAATCCTTTTATCGCTTCAAACATTGTGCGCCTACACTCCCTATAGTCATCTTACGCCCCCGCCCGCCGGTACACTTTTTCCATTGCATACCGCACCGCATCCATGCAGTGATCAGGCTGCCCATCAGGATAGCCCGTCATTACGTCTCCGCTTCGTTTGTCTATTTCGTACTCATAGAGGGTAAACTCATCGGCTGCGTGCGGACATCGTACCGGATCGATAATGATAGCGTCTAAGCCTTGCAGCCACTTAAAACCGGCGTCCCTGCTACCAGCTCCCTTTATTGCCCCGCGCATATCCGCTCCGAACGCCCGAAAGTCTGCGATGCTTTTCGGCTCCGCACTATCGGCGGTAATGCGTTCTACTGCTATTCTGTCTTTTTCGCCCTCTTGCCGCGTATCGAACCGGTACCGGTCATACTGTTTATTCATGTGGTCTTTTAAAGCGTTGAACGCTTCTATGTTTCCGTGCTTGTAAAGCCGCATTTCGTCAAAAACATAGAGCGTCGCTTTTTGGTATGCGACTGCTACATACTGGAACGGATCGGGGTAATAACCCCAGTCAACGCCGCGGTATAGGTAATCAAATGCCTTTATCTGATCATCCGTAATCGATTGTAGTTTGATATTTTCAAAGACGTTTAAGCCGGTGCCGGTTGCTTCTCCAAGGTAGATATTCTTGTATGCTCGCTCGTTCGTCTCTTTCGTATGCGCTATATCGTGTAGGATTGCCTCTCCCAGCCACGTCGCCGGTATGTCGAGATAGGTGGTGTGTATTACCATGCGATTGCTATCGGGTGTGCGCGCTTCGATATTACACCAATGCCGCATTGCACTTGGCGGATTATAGCTTTCAAAAATATAAAACGCATCCCCGCCGCGTAATGCTGATATACGGACATTCTGCAATTCACTTTCTGAAAATTCAGTCTTTTCCTCTACCCACAAAATAGCAAAATACCCCGATGCTGTTTTAAGTGATTTGATTTTCTCCGGATCATCGCAGCCTGCAAATAATATCCGCTGCTGTATGCCGACTCCGCGGTTGTAGATAATCGGCAAGGCAGCCGTTTGACTGCGCGGTATCTGGAAACGGCGCTCAAGACCTAAAAGCCTTATTGCCCAGACAATCTGTTCAAACACGGAACGGCGCAAGGTATTGGCGGTCTTTCGGATAACGAGTGCGTTATAGTCTGGAAACATAACAATCAACAGGACAATGCAGATTGAGATAAACGATGATTTACAACTTGCCCGCCCGCCGGTAAACGTATACCGCTCTTTTTTATGCGCCATAATTGCCTTGAATGCGCTATTGTATACTTTTGCAAAAAGGGCACTACTCGGTAGCGTCATCTATTTCTATCCTCAACGTGTTATCTTCTGGAGCGGCGCTTTCAGGCGGCGGGGTGTCTCCATACCCCCGCGCCCGTCCTTTGGTGGCAAGAATAAAGCGGATCATTGCTCCGTCCCCGCCTCGCGCTTGCTCAAACGCCTTACCCTCTACGAGGTCAAGCCCTGTTTCAAGCTCATCTCTATACGCTTCCCGTGTTTCTTCGTGCCGGTCTATATTCGCTTTTGCTGTATGCCAATCGCAGCCGAGCTTTGCAGCGATGGTTGTAACAATGCCGCCTGAACCTTTAACAGCAGTAAGTATCTCACCCTTTCTGTAGTGCTTTTTCTTTCTGCCGCCCATGCCTACCCCTTCGGAATTTCGGATTTATGAAATGATTTTTGAGCGGATAAAACCTTGTATACCATACCCTTATAGTCATGCTCGATGCGGATTTTTAGGATATTTTTAGATTTATTTACTCCTTTATCCTTTTAATCCTTTCTCCAATCCAGCGCATAACCGGAACTGCCATACTGTTACCGATTGCTTTATAGCGTGGACTGTCAGGGCATTGTTCGGCGGGTTTTCCGCGCCATTCAATCTGTGTCCAGTTATCAGGGAAACCTTGCAGCCGTTCGCATTCAAGCGGGGTAAGGCAGCGTATGTGGCATTGCGTACCTGTATTTTCTGCGTAACATACCGTATTTGTCCGCCCGTCCGTATCTAAGGTAACAGCCCTGTTTTTACTAATAACAGGGTTTTGCCGTCCGTTTACGACAAAAGAATCTCCGCTAAATGCTTCTTGATTGTTTTGCCATAAATGCTTACCGTACCACCCTAAAAGCGTTTCTGCTGTTTCTTTTTCATTTGTTAAAACTAAATCGAAACAATCAGACGATGCACTACTCCTCAATGTTGCAGCTTTCTTATCTTTGTGATATTTGTAGTTTCCTCCGCGACGGAAATAGTTAACGCCTTTTCCAATAGCGGCGGTAGTTTCCTTTTGTGTTTCGCTGCCCGTCGCAATATTCCCGCACATGCTTTCCGGCTCAAATAATACTTTTGCGGCAAGGTCTGTCCTGTTATCAATATGTCCGACAACGAAGACTCTACGGCGGCGTTGGGGTACTCCGAAATACTGAGCGTCAAGCACCCTGTACGCCCACCCATACCCGCATTCTTCCAGCCCTGCAAGGAACGATACAAAATCATATCCGCTGTTCGAGGATAAAACGCCGGGGACGTTTTCCCATATAATCCAGCGGGGGCGGTATGCTTCCACAATTCCCAAATAGGCATACATGAGAGCGCCTCGCTCGTCAGCACTTCCGCCTCGTTTTCCGGCAATACTGAAAGACTGGCAAGGTGTGCCTCCGACCAGAATGTCAAATTCTCCTGCGTTCCATTTTTCATATTGCGTAATGTCTCCATAGTTTTTGACGTTCGGGTATTTTTGCTTCAACAATTCGCAAGGGAAAGGTTCAATTTCTGAAAAGCCGATAGGTCTAAAGCCTAACGGCTCCCATGCAACGCTTACCGCTTCAATACCGGAGCAGACAGATAGATAGGTCATTCCTGAGACAATGTCCCCTCATTCACCAGCAACACACGCGGTTTAAATCCCTGTTTGATTGCCATTAAAACTTGTTTCGGGATAAAGCTTTCCGGTATTTCTGCTTCATACGTTAAATGAGCAGCTTCAACGCCAAATGCAGCCTCTCCCGGATCACACTCTTGCCAGTTAAAAACCAACTTCATTTTGTTTACTCCTCCACCAATTCCCCGCAGGGGCTGCCGTCGTCGGCAAAAACATACCTATCTAAAAAGGTTGTAAAAGTATAATAGCTTCCGCCCACACCTATTGAGGCTACGCTGTCGGAGATTTTACCTATACTGGTAATTAACTTTAAATTGTCAGTTGTTTTGTCTTTTACCCATCCGCCGTGTGCTTTAATTGCTTCCATCGCTTTATCAACGCTTTCAAACGGCTTGTACTTCGGTTCGGCGGGCGGTTCGATAAGGTAGGCTAAAAGAAATGTTGTATTAACATCTTCTTCAAACCGTTCTTTTTCACAGCCGTCGCGGACTGCTCTAAGCACATACACATGTCGTTGCACACTATCGCTTTCCACCTTCTTGCGTAGGTCATGTATCGTATCAGCAAAAACACACCTACTCCCAATCGGTAACTCATCCGCATTAAGCGCGGTGTATACTCTCGATTTGTCAAATACCATGATTTATGCCTCCTCATTTTTATAGTGCTTTTCAATACGGTTAAATACATCTTGCGCAGTTAAAAACCCAAGCACATCATCGTCTGTGTCAAGTCTTTCCTTTTCAGTCATAAGACCTCGTATTTCAAGTAAATCCTTCCGGCTTCCATAGCTAAGGTCATGCTCAATGACAGAGCAGGCCGCACTATTAAAGCATGGATATACGATATGAAAACCGCCGCGCAGTTCGCTAAAATCAAAAGGTATCTTTGCTTTTTCAAGCATATCTTTTAGCTTAAAAATTTCATTGTATTTTTGTTTGCTTACCATTTTTCCTTCCTCCCTCTTTAAAGCGCTTTGTCAGGACATCCGTGATAATTTCTCGTACTGCAAGAATAATTTTTGTCTTGATAACTGCAATCTTCACCAGCAATACTGCGACCGTAATGGGTATAGCGGTGCGGAGCAAAACAGGGACGCTTTACACATTCCTTGTCAGACACATCACAAATAACTCTTTTCCCTTCTATTTTTATTTTAATCTCCATGATTTATTCCACCTCGCTTTTGTAAAAATCTTCGTTACAATCCGTAACCGTTGATTGTGCAGCGGCGATGGGGTACGGTGATTCTGCACTATGCTCAAGCTGCTGAATATCAGGTAATTCCTCGTTTTCAAAAGCTGAAAACGGTAATGCTTTTGCTGCCTCTTCTAACATAGCACGAGCATCGTCCCAATCTCTTGCCCACACCTCTACAGCGTTAGTAACTATCAGTTTTTCGATATACGCCGTGTACCGCTTATAGCCTTTTGCTTTTTTTTCTTCGATGGTCATTTTATTTTCTCCTTCACAGCATTACTATCAATCGATTTTTGTGCCATCACTGCAACTTGTATCATTTCAGCAGCACAATTGAGCGCATTTTCTTTGATGTATTCAAGATTTTCATTTGCGGAACTATAATTATCTTTTCGCATGCACATAAAAAATCTATCAAACATTCTTTCAGTTTCTGCAAAAGCTTCTTTTGCTTCGGTTATTTCTTCCGCTAAAACCCCATACACTTCATGCAACGAATGGAACAATAGGTGCTGCTTGTTTACCTGTTCATACTCACCGGCAGCCGCACGCCTCACATCAAATAATAGCTCTTTCATCATTTTTCCTTTACCTCATCCTCTCTAATTCGCTTCCGCTTCCCGCAGCTTCGGGCGGTAGCTTTCCCAGAAGAAATTGAACGATTTTCCCTTTTGTTTCAGCCGGTCGAGCACTGAACTGTCAAGCACTGTTTTTACCCATTCGTAATTACAGTTTCCGGCAAGCCACAGCGGGCGGTTGCGCTCATGCCGTTCACGGCAAATAAGCGATAAACAGCGCATCTTTGCATCTTCATTCTTGCCTTTCTCGATTTCGTCGATAACAAGAAACGGAATGGTACAATAATGAGTAATAAGCTCGTATTCTGTTTTCTTTGCTGCGAAACTATTAAACGTTGACCGAATTTCCATGTCTAAAAATTCCCATGTTGTATATACTCCCTTGTTGAGTATTACCGCTACACTTGCAAGGTGGGTTTTGCCCGTGCCGCTTTTCCCATAGAGCAATACGAACGTATCGCGCGGATTTTTGGCAAGCTCATAAAGATCGTGAAGATATTGCGCTGCTGTTTCATTTTGAGGAATGTAGTTTATAAAACTTGCATTTAAATATTTGTCGCGGATCCCCATTGCTGTGAGCTTTTGCGATCGGAGCGCTTCACTTTTTTCCCGCTTTTCTTGCTCTTCTCGCTCTTGCATACACATAGGGCATTCAGGCGGCTTGGTCTCCCCGTCTAGGTGCATTACCTTCACATCCCCGTGCTTTTCGCAGTGAAAGACTCCCTCTTTGCCGTGAAAGAGCGGAGTATAGTTTTTTGCTTGCTTTATTTCACATGTACGCATAATTTCTCCTTGAGCTTAAAACGGCATCTCTTCTTGAGAGCCGGTTACGTTGTAGTCAAACCGCTTATTTTTTCCTTCCGGCGGGGAGCGGGCGTATTGCTGCTGCATTTGTAAAAATACCCGCGGATATTTTTCTCGCAATTTTGCGCCCGATATGATATTTGGACACCAGAAATTATCCGCCGTTTTTGCCCAGCGGATTACTCTCTCAACGTCTTCATAGCTGCGTTTATCAATGCGGCTCAGCTTTTCTATGTCTTTCGCCCATTGCTCGATATGCTTTTGACTGGTAGTGAAATGAGGATCTACCTGCCGGTGTAGGTCATAGAGTAGGTGCGCTAAACGCTCTGCTTGTTCGGGAATTGTTTGTGTTTTTTTAACAGCTGAAGGGTTTACATCCCCGTCCGGTTCTTCCGGCGGGGATACTATTTCATCACCATCACCATCAACATCAACATCAAGGTTTGTGGTATTCGATGGGGGTTTATAGTACGTGGTACCATAAACCACTTTTTTAATTTTTGATACAACTTGTTGTGATACTCCATGTTTTTCAGCGGTTTCTTTTTGTGTCATTCCTGCTTGCAAATCTTCACAGACTGCCTGTTGTATTTCTTGCGGTATTTCAGTCCGTCCCCCTCTTTTCCCATCTTGGGTATTTTTTATGCGGCGGGCTTTTGCATTATCTATCGCTTCTTGTATCGGCAGCCATGCGCACGCTTCAAGCCCCGTAAAATCAGGCGCTGTACCATAAAGCCCGTATTCAATAATCGCTTCATAAAACCGATAGCGCAATTCTTTGTCTAATAGCTTTAATTGTTTTGCAAAGGTTTCATAAAAGATAAAAGTTTCCGCCATATTGAAGCTCCATTATTTTGCAATTTTAAAATCATCAAAATCAAAAAGCGTTGGTGCTGTCTTTTCAATATCAGCTTCTTTCAAATACGCAACGCCATCATTAAATGAAATCTCGTTTAACTCATGCCCAATACCATAGCGGCCTTTTTTTACGGCAATATACGGCACGGTAAAAAGCCCCGCAAACGGATCGTAAATTACTTCTTTTGGGTTTGAGTATCGCTCAATAAGGCGTTCAACGACATCGATTTGCAGCGGGCAAATGTGCATATTAAGCGCTTTTCGAGACTGCTCACTATTGAGCGTATACATACGATTGACATCATCCCATACATACTCGCTTGGAGAAGCGTTGCTAACAACAGAAAATGAAGCAGGGAGTTTCCGTGCCTCGTCCAGTTCTTCTGCGAGCCGGACATGTTCGCTGTAGTCATAAATATGTTCTTTTGAATAGCGCCGGTACAATTTTTGCATATCGGATACCGGACATTCTTTTAATTCTTCGAGTGTTACTAATCGGTTCCCGCTTGATCTCCAATATGCGTGCGCATCAATTTGCCACCGTCCTCGGCTATATGCTTCTTTTGTCTTTTGTACCGGAGTATCTGCGTATGCTTTCGTTGTATCGGTTGGTAACTTTCGGAAAAGCAGAATGTATTCAGGACATCCAACTCCCATTTTTGAACCGTCCTTGCATTGCTCACTCCAGCCGAGCCTGTATGTTTGATTATTTTCCCGTACGACATCGGTGGTGATAATAATGCGCCCCATATAGCGAAACCCATGCTTTAAAAAATGGAAGACCGTCATATCGCTAAAAGGGTCTACTGTCGGCATTCCGTCTCCGGTCGCATTACCGAACAAGATACGGTCTTTGACATGGATACAGGCAAGCCGCCCGGGTTTTAATACCCGCAAGAGGTGCGGAGTAAGAAAATCCATCTGTTGAAAGAATTTCTCGTTATTCTCATTGTGTCCGAAATCGTTATAGGTCGGGGTATATTCGTAGTGATTGCTGAACGGAATTGAGGTAACAACGAGGTCAACCGTGTTATCTGCCATTGTAGGAAGCTCGATACAACTATCGTTTAAGACTGCTTTGAAATTCTTACCCTCAACTACCTTTCTTTCAACACCGATGGTACGGGCAAGTTTCTCTGCAAGCGTTATTGAAGATAATCCATATTTACGGACAATCTCTGTCATCTGAAATACAAGATGTTTATGTTGCTCCCATTTTTCCTCTAATGCCTTTAATACCGCCTGTTCACTTTCGGTATAGATAATATGTACTTCAACGGGGTATGACTGTTGAAACCGATAGATGCGGTGTACTGCTTGAATAAAATCATTGAACTTATAATCAATACCGACAAAAATACATTTGTGGCAATGGTATTGCATATTGCCGCCTTGCGCCGATATATCAGGCTTGGTCGCAAGATATTGTAATTTACCACTTTTAAAAGCTCTCGTAATTTCCACGTTCTTTTCAAGGTCTTGACTGCCATAGACAAAGCCTGCATCAGGGAACGCTTTTTGAAGAGCGTACCTCTCTGCTTCTAAATTATGCCAGAGGATAAAATGATCATCAGGGGCAGCTTGCACTATTTGAAGTGTTTGCGCTACTCGATCGCTGATACTGTCCCTCTTTTCTTTCGATGCTTCTTTTAAACCGAGCGCGGCATCTCGAAACATTTTTACTTGCCCGTCATCTTCACATCCGGCCGTTGCATTATCAACCGACACCTTATGATAGATAACGTTTAACGCTGGTAAATCATACCCGCTATCGGAATAAGAAGGATTGACATCAGAGGGTTTTGTAATAAAAAGCGCCCACGTAGAAACCCATATCCAAAATTCCTTTTCTTTATGCGGATAAAGCGTCAAGTTATTAGACTTCGTGCTGTCCCGTTTAAAAAAACGGGTAAGTGCTTGACCGGTATCCATCACGCCTAAAAAACCCGCATAATGGATAAGCTCTTTATATTTATTTGGAGATGGCGTCGCTGTTGCAACAAACTTATATTTGACATTTTTAAACTTTGGCAAAAACTCTTTATAGGTTTTTGAGCCGAAAGAACGCAGTACAGACGCTTCGTCTAAACTACACGCTGTGAACGAATCAAGATTGATATTCCCATCCCGCACCCGCTCATAGTTTGTAATAAGAATTGCTTCACCTGCAGCCTCTATATCTTCCTGCGTTTTAATATACCGTACAGGAAGATTGTCAAGCAGCGTTTGCGCATCGTGATAAAATTCGTCAACGATATTCAAGGGTGTTACAATCAAGGCTTTGCCGCCTTCTTTTGCTAAAATTAAACGGAGTATCTCAAGTTGTATAACTGTTTTGCCTAATCCGAAACTTGCAAAAACAGCACGGCAGCCTCCGGCGATTGCCCACTTTACGGCATCTTTTTGATGCGGCTTTAAAACAGGATGTATGTCATTTTCGGCTACAGAAAAACCGCTTGATGACGCAATGGCTATTTTCTCTTTCAAAAACTCTTCGTATGTCATGCTTCAATATCCTTTTAAGGAAATACTCCCTGCCGATATGAAAGCAGCAGGGAGTAAAGGTGTTAAGCAATCACCGATACTTTGATATGTTCTTTCAAATATGCGGCAATCCGTAAACGCGCTTCATTACGCCATGCTCCGCCGTCAGCCTCGAACAACGCAGCTTGTACCGATCCTTCATCATCCGTTCTGATACGCAATAAAAATTGACTTTCAGGCTGCGCAATCTCTCTGAATGTCCGATACGGGGAAAGACGAACAATCGGCTTTATATTCCCCTTTTCTTTTAATGCGCCGCTTATACCTCTTTTGACGGTTACGTGTTGTGTAATACCATCATCATCCGTATCGGCGGTGTCAGCTTGCACTGTTTTTGAAACCATCAGCGCAACGTAATCAAAATCATCGCCTTCTTTCTTTTCAAAAAGAGAATGTAATTTGATGATAAATTCTTCTTGCGGCATAAACTGTCCAAACGGGAAAGTCTGCATGTATTTATCAAGCCTCGCGTTTACAAGCACCTCTCGAGCCCTCTTTTCTCCCGAAAGAGCAGAGCACAACATAACTTTTCCAGGATCGTCAACAACAGCAGTGTAATAATTTTCAAAATCGAGATCATCAATATTCCTCTCGATAAAACCAACAAACCCTGTAAGTGTTGAGACATCGATAGCAGCCGCCTTAGGCTCATACAGTACAGGTTCTAAATCCTGCGCACTGTATATTTTATCATCTATCTGTACGGCATAGCTGCCTTTTACCAGCTGTTCAATCTTTTCGATTGCTTCTTTTCCAAAATCCATAAATCTAACCTCCTATTGCGGAAATATTTCCGCTTGTAAAATCTAATGTGTGCTGCTCAGGGTTATCCTCATAAGCCGCAAGAATGCCATCGTCACTATCAAGATAGAGGGTGCTTTCTGCCGGTTTTATCGGGGCAAGGCGACTCGATACCGAAATGCGGCACTCTGCATCTCTGCGTGTTTTGCCCGGCTTTACCTCAATCTTAATTGTGATACTTCGCGATGTAGTAGGGCTGGTGTTTTCGTCGTTGATATTTGCAAGCATTTTTTCAAACTCAACATTGAATAAGTCGATTACTGCACCGCTTTTCAAAGTTTGCAATGTAACCTTTTCCACAGATTACTCCTTTCAGCGTCTGTTCCGCTGTGTCATATATGTTTTACAATCGCAAAAAAACAGAATCAGATTTTTCCGCTTTCTTCATTACGCGCAAGGTTTGCAATTAAATGAGCTTTTGTCATACAATCTTCCTCGCTATGAATAAAGCGCGTTTGTCATATCGCAGTAGATAATCGCTGCGTCGATTTTCCGATGATAAAAAAGTTCATACTGCACCCGTTTATAAAGGTATGCCGTGTAGCTTTTTTTTATGTAGAATGTCGGACGCTTTAAGTATTGTTCGATAATGTAGCTTGAGGCGTGGTGTGCTTTTTCGCTCCGTTCCGCCCGCGCAAGGCTTTGAAGGTGCCGGTTTGAGTTTGAAAGTTTGTTAATCATTTTAAGCGCAACTTTTACCCCAAGCCGGTACATATCAGCGAGCACTTTTGTATCGTTGTCTATGATGTAGCGTTTTTGCATATTCATAAATCTTTGATTGTCTGTTTGCGCTTCGCTGTAGTACGGAATATCGAACAATAGCGAAAGCTGACTACTGTCTACCCGCTTGATATTTGAGTGCCTCCCGCTCGTAAATCGCTTTACAAAGCGCAATACAAGCGCCCTCGTTTCGGCTAATGTCAAGCGCACCGTTGCACCGCAAGCTACACGTCATACCGATATTTAAAATATGGTCGATAACAAAATCGCCGTATTTTGCACGGTTTGATTTTGTGTTGCCGATCCGGTGCGCGCCCTGCAATGCTCCGCATAGCGGAACTTGTCCGCATACCTCGCATTTACCGCCACTTTTTGCCAGTGCATACCAGCGCTGTCTTTCTTGCTGCTCTGTCATCGATTACTCCTCTTTTAAGATGATGCCTAAATCTGCCGCTAACAGATGCGCCGCTTCTATCAGGTGCGCGCATTCCTCTGTACTCGCTTTCGATTCACCTTGCGGAACGATTACGCCATGGAACTCGGTATACGGATAGCCGAAACATTCGCAGGCAATCATTTTAACCTTCGCCTTTACCGTTTCGTAATCGTTGCCGGTGTCCGCGCATATCTGCATGATATGTCCGTTTAAGTGATGATTTTGCGAGCGTTCTCCTGTACTGCGAGGTCGGCGCGGAGGCGTCAGGGTAACGCTGACATAATCGTTTTTCTTATCGCGGCAATAAGAAAGGATTTGTTTTATCCCTTCTTTATCTACGAGATTGTTTGGAAGCTCAAAGCAGAGATGCCCTTTATTAAAAACTCTATGCAGCGTTACCGTGATGCTTTTCATTTCCGCACTTCCTTAGTACAGGTCTTCACGCGGCGGCTCGTCGTTCTTGCAGCGTTCTACCATCTCGTCATAGACAATAGCTATTAGCTCGCTTGCTGTTTTATCTTTCCGCATAGCACTGAACGCCTGTATATCACTGCGTGTAAAAACAGGCTGTCCGTTCGGGTGTTTGTAACGGAACATTTCATCAAGCTGTTTCCGCTCATCCGGTGTCGCCTCTCCGCCTTTCGGCGTAAATCCTTGCGGCGCGGCTTGCGGCTTTTGCGGTGTGCTTTGCTTAGGCGTCTGTTTTTGCGGTTGCGATTTTACCTCGGTGTTTGCGTCCACGTCCTCATCGCTGGTGATACCGAGCATTGCACACAGTGCATACCGGCGCATATACGTTATGCTCATCCCCAACGTTTGGGCTGCGTTATTTTTTGTGCTTGTGATTACAGGTAGTGCGGCAGTGTCCTCGATGTACTGCCCTTTTGTGTTAAAAACGCGCGTGGTCAACGTCATTTGATCCTGCGATGATCCGCTGATACTTTGTAAATAAGCGATTCCGTGTTTATACAAGATCGGTTTTATCGTTTGCGTGATAGTGTCTAAATCCGCATATTTATAGCCATACGCGGGCGTGTTTTTAGGCATTGTCGGCAGCTCGCTTTGTACCGCCACAAGAGCGACCAGCAATTCAGTTATATTTTCGCTTTGTATCATTTTTCTTATCTCCTAAAACGGTATGCACTCGTAATCATCTTCACCGGCGGGCGGAGTGCTTACCATACCGCCCATATTGCCATCGCGAGCGCTTCCAAGAAGCTGGATTGTTTTTGCAATGACAACAATCTTGCTTTTTGTCTGCCCGTCTTTTTGCCAGCGCTGTTGTTGTAGTGTACCGGTAATAGCGATCTGTTTGCCTTTGGCTAGATACCGCTGTAAGCCTTCCCCTTGCCGCCCGTAAAATGTTACGTCAAAAAAGCTCGCTCTTTCGCTCCATGAGTTACCGTTTTTGACGCTTTCATTTACCGCAAGGTTAAAATTCACAACCGCTGTACCACTTTGCAAATATTTGATGTCGGCATCTTTCGCAAGACGCCCGATAAGCGCAACAGAATTAACATCGTTCATAGTGCGCCCCCTGTACCGCCCTCTTGCATTTGTTTATAGAAATTGCAAAAGTCTTTACATGTACAATAATCATTGCATTTTCTGCTGACCGCGGGGCGGTGCTCTACGTAATGTTTTTCGCCGAGCTCTTTAGCGTGCGCATCTGCATCATCTCGTGCGTCAAAAAGTTTAACCGCTGTTTTCCTGCCAATTTTCATAACCGCCCATTTTTCACCGTCTGCCCAACGTTCGGACGCTGTGCAGGGCAAAATGTCATCGTCGATCATTTTCTCTGCGGTTTCTATTTCTTTTACTTTTGAAAAAATTCTCGCTTCGGCTTCTGCAAGCATTGCTTTTGTTACGTCAAACTCATAGATAAAAACAGGGCTTTGCGGATATTGTCTGTCTGTCTTTGCTTTCGTTTTACTGTGATCTTTTAACAATGCGATAAAACGACACTTATTAACGGTAAGTCCGTTTTGAGTTAAAAGCCATGCGTATGTCATTCCCTGCTTTTTCCAATCTTCAAAGTCCGACATAATAACTTTCCATACCGATGCGGTTTTCCAGTCGTTGATAATTCCTTTTTCCATATCATAACTATCAACTTGACCGGTAACGACGCTCTGTAATACAGGAATGCTAAAACGCTCTTCATGGAAGCAGCTGTCTTTTTGCGCTTCAAAAAGTGCATGAACCGCGGTACCCCATACCGCCCAAACGCGATCCGCTACATCATCCGTAAGCTCGTCCCAATGTCGTTTGGTTAAGATGATTTCTTTTACTCCCTTATTAAGGGTCGTTGCGCTATACTCACCGTCTTTGTTATGCTTTTCGGTTGATACCGCATTAACGAATGCGAGCGGTAAATTTTGTTTATTGGTTATCTGCATCGCTCGCCCCTCCATTTCCTTTTTCTAACTGCTCCGGTGTTTTTTGCACTGCAATTTTCAATGTCCAATACGACACGCCGTCTGCATCGATTTCTTTTCGTGCCTCAACAACATCGAACGATACATCGCCGCCTGCATACGCAAATCTTGACGCAATCTCGAAAAATTCGTTCATAGCCATACTCCTCGTACAAAGTTTTTAAGCTCTTTAGACGGCCGTCTTTTAGCTTATAAGATGCGCGGGGCTTGCACCCGCTCTAATCCCTTTTGGTACACCTTTATATACAGCCCGCATTTTTCAGCTGCTGTAATGCGGCTTCTCCACTCGTTACCACAAATGCAACGCCGCCCTTTTTGTTTATGTCGTTAATTCTGTATTTTTGCTCTGCTGATAAACGCCCGCCAACCGGACGCTTGCACTCGATACCGACGAACCGCCCGCGGTTATCGTAACCTTCAAAGTCAAGCGACCCTTTGTTAGCAGTGCGGATAAAGCGGCGAGCCTTGCCGGTTCCGATTGCAAAAGCACCGGTATTTATCCGCTGGATTGCAAGGCCGGTTAATTCGATTACCGCTTTTACCTCGCGGATTACCGCATCTTCCGTAATTGCTTTTAACGCAGCTTTATTTGTCATGCTACTATTCCTCTACAGGTTCGCTGTAGTACACCATGCAGGAATAGACGGCGTGATCATGTCGTGTACACGTTGTTTGATATTGAATGTTGATGATGTGGAAACCTTGCGTCATCTCTTCTGAAAGAAATCGATTAACATATTTTTCTAATTCCCAAGGGTCTGCTACTGTAAATACCCGCACCTTCTTAACGTATGTCAT